TGCACCTATCAGTAATGTTATCCGTGTAGTTTTAGATTACATTCAACCTCCAATCAAATATGTAAAAATTGACCGATGGGATACTTGGTCAATGGATCATACCTTGGCTCTTATTATTTTGCCAATGTTAAAGCAACTAGATATAACTAAGCATGGTGCACCTTTTACCGAAGATGATGATGTGCCAGAATATCTGCGTAGTTACATGGCACAACCAAAAGAACATGAATGGGATACCGACAGTTTACACTTCATGCGTTGGGATTGGATTCTCGCTGAAATGATTTGGGCATTTGAACAAGAATTAAAAGATGATGATGAAGCACAATTCTTTGACGATTCAGAATGTGGTGATGAAAAATTCCCATGGGACAAAGATGGCCAATATATAAGTAAATTAAAAGTTGACAATGAAGGTTTAGAGGCACATCAAAAACGCAAGGCAAACGGCTTTAGATTATTTGGTAAATATTATCAGAATCTTTGGGATTAAATAATGGTACAAAAAACATTTAGTATGGATCGTGATGTTAGTTCTTATGTCATGGTTTTTGAAGAATGGATTTCTAATGATGTGTGTAAACAAACCTGTGATGAGATTGAAAATGCTCCTTGGCAACAACACACATTTTACAATCCTGTGGATGGGTCTTATGATACACGAAGCGGTAGCCGTGAATTAGATATAGCATATGGTCGTGGCGTATCAACACAACCATATATTATGCAAAGAATACATGATGCCTATTCTGAATATTTAACACGATTACAATTGCCATGGTTCAATGGTTGGTCAGGTTTTAGTGAAGTGAGATTTAATCGTTATGAAGAAAGCCGTTTAATGGCAGAGCATTGTGACCATATTCATAGCATGTTTGATGGAGAACGCAAAGGCATTCCAACAATGACCTTCTTAGCATCACTTAATGATGAATATACGGGCGGAGAATTCGTAATGTGGGGAGATGAACACATACCAATGGCTAAAGGTTCTGCTATTGTATTTCCATCGTGTTTTCTTTATCCACATAGAGTTGATCCAGTAATAAACGGGATAAGATACTCATGCGTATCATGGTCATGGTAAAAAATTACTAAATAGATTATCGGCATCACACACAAAGCCGATAACACACATTAACACACAGGAGAATTATTATGTCAAATATGACACCTTTTGAAATACGGCTCGAGCTTTTAAAAATGGCGAGAGATATGCTTTCTGATGATTATTTCGGTAAGCGTGAAGCAATATCAAATCAATGGTCCACAGATTGTGAAACGGCCAAAATCAAAGGTGAGGAACCACCGAAACATCCAGGTTACCCACCATTCCCCTCCGAACAAGAAGTTATTAACAAAGCAGCGACTTTGAATAATTTCGTTTCTAATATAACCACAGATACAAAAACAACAAAAAAATCTGTCTGATGAGGGTTTAGACGGCCGGTTTTTCTCGGCCGTTTAACACACACAAAGGAGAAATTTTGAAAAAAACTATTGTTTTATTTACAATGATACTGGTTGCGAGTATAACAGTAACAGCAGTAGCTTCAGTAAACAATTTGCGGTCTATGCCTTATAAAGCAAATTACAATATTATGAGCTCAGATGCCAAGAAACAGATTGAGTGTCTAGCAGAAAACATTTACTTTGAAGCTGGGCAAGAACCAGAAGTTGGTAAAATTGCCGTAGCATTTGTCACCATCAATCGTGTTAAAAGCGGTAGATTTGAAAATGACATTTGTGGCGTAGTCAAACAAAAAATTCAGAACATTTGCCAGTTTTCTTGGTGGTGCGAAGAACGACCAAAGGCAATATCTACCAGTAAGGTCTTGACAAACACAAACAATTCGTTATATAATAGTATTCGTGAACTTGCAGTTTATGTATATGTAAATCACGAAAAGATGGAAGATCCATCTAAGGGTGCCTTATTTTACCATGCCGATTATGTTAATCCTCAATGGCGAAATATGGAAAGATTGGCCGTCATTGGTCGGCACATTTTTTATAACAGGAAGGATTTAAAGTCAATATGATTACAGATAAAATAAACGATTTCAAAACAATCGTCATTTGTGTTTCTACATTAGTATTAGCCACAATCATTTCAATTGCTTGGTTTAATATTCACGATAGGTCACTCATGGCTGCAAACATGGATGAAGCCATTAAAAAAGGAATTGATCCAATTTCGGTTCGTTGCTCGTATGTTCAGAGCACGGATTTAATTTGTATTGCGTTTGCTGCTTCAGCGCAATCACACAATGTAGCACAACAAGCAGTTAAAAAATAATTAAGGAATTTATATTATGTCAAGATTTACTTTTATATGTGAAGATGAACCAATGCCATTTAGCGATGGCATTGTTTCAAAGAAAACGGTTGAATTCAATGGTGAATCCTTAGATGGTATTATTAACGAATTTGAGATGTTCTTAAAAGGTTGTGGATTTCATTTCTCTGGCCATTTAGATTTTGTTACTGACGAAGAACCACCAGAGTGGCACACCGAAGAATTTGAAACACCAAAGTTTGATTTCTCGGAGATTCAAAAACTTAATTGGCCATTTCCTAGACAAACAGAACATAGTGAGAGCTCGGACAGATAATGCCTACAAAAGACGAGATGGCAAAATTTGCTAGAGCAATTGATGGTCTAGTGGCAAATACAGATTACAATTACATTGAAGCTATTGTTGAATACTGTAAACAAACTGGATTAGAAATTGAAGTAGCTGCCACTTTGGTGAATGCTAATTTAAAATCTAAGTTGACGGCTGATGCAATGGATTTAAATTTACTGAAAGAAAAAGGATCACGATTACCAATATGATTGATGGTTATGAAGCGTTTAGTTTGTATCAATCGCTCAAATTACATTTCAACCAACAAACATATGATTTCTTTAAGTATAACGGCAAGACAAACACATCAAAATTGGTCTTTGAGAATCGCAAGGACAAATACCACTTTTATAAGTTAGCCCGTAAGGTAACACAAAAAGACGATTTGGTTTCTTTTCTGGTTGCTAACTTTGTAGAAAATGAAAATGTTTGGGTTGGTGATTTATTGACAGAAGATGCGGAAGTGAATTTTCGCAAACATCAAAAGATTATCCAATCGTTGTCGTATATTTTTGAGAATGATTGTAAAGTTATTTTTGAAGATTGTAAAGATCCGAATGATGTAATACGAGTGGTTGATGGTGAATATCCTATACTGTTAAAGAAAGCTTTGCGTAAGGAGATTCATGTTGAAACTCTTTGCCTGTTAGCCCAAATACTAGGTTTCTTGCCTATGTGGAACAAAAAAATCACCGACACAATTCGTTGGCCAGAATACCAAAAGAAGCTAACGAAATATGCCCACTTTTTACCCAAAGATGTAGTAAAATATAAATTGATACTTAAAAAGATTATATAATGATTAAAACGATATACCTAGACATGGATGGAGTTCTGTGTGATTTTGAAAAGAAGTTTACAGAATTATATGGATTCTTATCGTTGGCCAAAAGAGACCGAAAAACTTGGTCAAAAGATTGGGAAGATTTTATATTAAACCAAAAAGCTTTTGAGGAGTTAGAATGGTTTCCTGGTGGCAAAGAGTTGTTAGCATACATTCGCAAACATCCAAATATCCATGTAGAAATACTATCTTCATCTGGCGGCGAAAAGTTTCATGGTGAAGTAACTGTCCAAAAAATTAGATGGTTAAGAAAACATGGAATTAATTATAAAGCCAATGTTGTACCTGGTCGTAGGCATAAAAAAGATTGGGCAAATCCTAGCTCAGTAATTATTGATGATACACCTGATGTCATTACGGCATGGAACAAAGCAGGTGGTGTAGGCATACTTCACAAAGATGTAAAAGAAACTATAAAAACGCTTGACACGCTACTAAATAAATGATATACTATGTTTGTGTGAATAAGTCGTTTATATACCGTTAATACTCCGTTTATACGAAAGGAAATACTATGAGTAGTTTTGCAAACCTAAAGCGTGGCCGTTCTGACCTCGCTAAACTCACAAAAGCAATTGAAGCAACATCACAACCTGCTGAAGCTGGTTCTAAAGATGATACTCGTTTTTGGCAACCAGAAGTAGATAAAGCAGGCAATGGTATGGCAGTTATTCGTTTTCTACCAGCACCAGCTGCTGATGGTGACGATGCTCTTCCATGGGTTCGTGTTTTCTCACACGGTTTCCAAGGACCTGGTGGTTGGTTCATTGATAATTGCTTAACAACAATTAATGAAAAATGTCCAGTTTGTGAGCATAACAACACATTATGGAATTCTGGCATTGAAGCAAATAAAGATATCGCAAGAAAGCAAAAGCGTAAACTATCTTATGTTGCTAATATTTTGGTTATTTCTGACCCAAGTAATCCTGCTAACGAAGGCCAAGTAAAATTATTTAAATTCGGTAAGAAGATTTTTGATAAGATTACAGAAGCAATGAATCCTGAGTTTGCTGATGAAACACCAGTTAACCCATTTGATATGTGGGAAGGCGCTAACTTCAAATTAAAGATTCGTAATGTTGAAGGCTATCGTAATTATGATAAATCGGAGTTTGCTAGTAAGTCAGCAATCTTTGAAGGTGATGATGAGAAACTTGAACAACTTTGGAAATCAGAGTTTGGTTTAAAAGA